TCTCCTACCGGGCGAGCGCTGTGCGGTGCCGCCTAAGACCGCGCATTTACGTGCACGGCGAGGCCGACGGCGCGTGCAAGTTTCTCATCGTGCAAGGCGTCGGCGTGTACGACTTCGTTGCGGTCGGCGGGTGAGCCAAATACTTAGCAGAGACTTCTCGGACCCGGCGAGTGCAAGCGGGTGGACATTTCGACATGCACGTCCTCGCGTACCCGACCCCTCCGATCCTCCGCGACTTTGGCCGACAGCATCCGCGGGACCCCACTGAGACGGACTCGTTGGCGGAGCAAGCCGGATTCGAACTTCAGTCCCACTGCCCGGGGCGCGGCACGTGGACTCGAACCAACCCCCCACCCGAGCGCACAAATTAACCATCGGTGCTCTGTTCATTGGATTTTTTGTGCTCGGCAAACCATTCCATCGAGCCAATTGCGTATCTGGTTTTGGGGCGTTCCACTGCTGTTTCGCGTTCGGCCTTCAGCTTCTCGGCCTCCCGGCGGTAGTATTCGAAGAGGCCCCAAGCCTTCATTGCGGGATTGAGCATTTCCAGGGCGCCGCTGCAGGCGTCGACCTCGTCGTCATGGGCGAGTTCGGGGAAGCCCTCGAGGACGCGGAACAAGTCCTCGTTCCAGGAACCGCGCAGGATCTTCATATTGCCGGCTCGGCACTGTGAGCTGAACGGTCCGAACCGCGTCAGTTTGTCGCCGCTCTCGGTCGCCGACGTTACGGTGAAGCTGCTCAGGGCGCGCACCAGATGCTGCGCCTGGCTCTTGCCGGCCTGCCCCGGATCCTGGCCGAAGCCGATCTTGACCTGCTTGCCGTCCTGGGTGGCGGTGTTGAGCATCAGTCTCTCGACGTCGCCCGGGTTGGCCCGCGTGCGCACCATATCGAGTAGCCAATAGCTGCCATTCCTGTCGCGGCCGAGCTTGATGCCGACCGTCCAATCGGGGTCATTGAGCTCGGTCTTCTCGGTCGCCGCGAGATCCCAGTAACGGACGATGTCAAGCTCTGCCGGAACCGCATCTGCGACGGCACACCACTCCCGCTTGAAATAGAGCCCGGCGGACGGCCGGATCTTCCAATTGCCGCCGAGCAAGCGCTCGCGCTCGAGCAAAGGCAGCGCCAGCAGCCAGGCGAGGTATTCCGGGTTGATCCGCAGCAGCGCCGGGTTGTCGAACACCTTGGCCGGGACAAAGGTGACGCTGATCGGCCGCGGCGGGTCGACACCGGGTGGCAAATCTTCCGAAGGCGCCATTTGCGGCGTCAAATCATCCGGGCGATCGGCCCAAATGATCTCCTCCGCAAGACGAATGTAGTAGCGCAGCACACCGGCGCGCTCAGGGATCGGCAGCCCGGTCTCCTGGTCGATCCACCAGGCGAGGAACTCGGCGACCCAGCTGTCGGCGTCGGGGTTGCAGGTCGCCCGGATATAAGGCCGCACCCCGCAGGTCGAGCGGTTGCGGCTGACCATGCAGAAGAACTGACGTGCGGTAAAATGCGTCAGCTCGTCGAAACAGATCAACGTGAGCTGGGCGCCCTGCCAGTCATAGACGGTCCTGTCGAACTGCAGATGCGAGAACTTGATCTTGCCGCCGCACCGCCAGCGCCATTCATGCGCTCGAAGGTGCGGGGTGCCCCCGAACCGCGCATAGAAGTTCAGGCTCTCATCCCATAACCCACCGGGATTGGTGATCTGCGGCGTGGTACGCCGGAAGAACACTGCGGTAAAGCCCGGCACGCGGCTGACAAAGCGCAGCGGCTCGAGGATCAGTCCGACCGACTTCCCGCCACCCGCCGCCCCGCCATAGATGCAAATATCAGCCGGGGTTCGCAGAAACTCGGTCTGCGGTCCGGGCTGTGGCGAGGCTGTGGCTCTGGCGGACAATGGCGGCATTTCACGTGCTGCTCGTTGAGCCAAGCGGATCTGATGACTGCTGGCGCTGCCGTTTCCTGGCGAAGTAGTTGTCTTGCACCTCGCGTAACGCCGCCGTCAGGTCGGGATCTCGACAGTTATCGGGCAGCAGCAGGACCTCCGAATTCGCCTCGCCCGTGGCGGCCGAAGTTGCCTCATCCACCACGATCCGCTCCCGCCAATGCGCCCGCGTCTTCAACCAGAAAATCTGGGCAGTGATGTTGCCCGCTTTGGCGGCGGCGAATAACGAGCCGGAGATCATCGCATTGGCCTCGGCCACGCCGCGGTCGAGTTCACCGCGAAAACGCTTGCGCAACGTGTTCGGGGCGCACCCGAGTAAACGGGCGATGTCGTCTTGCGGGAGACCGAGACCGGCCAAGTGCCGCACCTTCTCGCGCAGCGCCTCAGTCACGACAAAGGCTGTTCTCGCCATGATCAGTTCCTAAGGGATCGAGACCCTGCTTCGCTGCCCACTCATCGAAAGATTGCCCCGAGGCTTGATGTGTCGCGCTGCGCCCAGTGAAGAGCTCCCAGCGGCGCACGACGACATCGACATACGCGGGGTTGAGCTCAAGCCCGTAGCAGAGGCGGCCGGTCATCTCCGCGGCGATCGCACTGGTGCCCGAGCCGAGAAACGGGTCATAGATCACCTGGCCGGGACGAGTGTTGTTGACGATCGGGCGGCGCATGCATTCGACGGGCTTCTGCGTGCCGTGTCCCCAGCTGTGCTCGCGCTCGCGGCTGCTGCCGAAAGGATTGAGAGAGGCAATCGACCATAACGTCGTCTGGGTGCGGTCGCCTTGCCAGTGGCTTGCCTTGCCCTCTCGCACCGCGTACCAGCAGACCTCGTGCTGCCAATGGTAGTCGCCGCGGCTGAGAGTGAAGTGCTGCTTCGCCCAGATGATCTGTGCGCGCAGCTGGAAGCCGCAAGCAGCAAGCCCGGCAGCGACGATATCGCCGTGCAGCGCCCCGAACCATACATAGGCGGCGTCTCCGGGAAACAGGGCATAGGCCTCCTGCCAGTCGGCGCGATCGTCGTTGAGCACCTTGCCCCGTGCCAGCTTGCCTCGGCTGAGGCCGCGGCGCGCTCGCCAGCTCGGGTCGTAGCCGACGCCGTAAGGCGGATCGGTGACCAGCAAAGGAGGTTCGAATCCGGCCAACACCAGTGCGACATCGGCCGCGTTGGTACTGTCGCCGCAGCCGATTCGATGGTCGCCCATCACCCAGACGTCGCCCGGCCGACTGACCGGTTGATCGGGGACCGCCGGGACGCTGTCAGGATCGGTCAGGCCGCTCGATCGCAAACCGTCCAGGATCCTCTCAAGCTGGTCCGGCTCGAAGCCGATCAGACCAAGATCGAACTCGCCGGAAGCGATCTCCGCAAGCTCAGTGCGGAGCAGTTCGAGATCCCAGCTTCCACGCGCCGCCAGCTGATTGTCGGCCAGCCGATAGGCGCGTTTTTCTTCCTCACCCCAGCCGCGCGCGACGATCACTGGGATGGAGGTCCATCCCAGCTTGGTGGCGGCGCGCACGCGTCCATGGCCGCAAATCAGCTCGCCGTTCTCGTCGACCAGCGGCGGGTTGGTCCACCCGAATCTCCGCATCGAGTCGGCCACTTTGTCGATGTCGGTCTCGCTATGGATTCGGGCATTTTTGGCATAGGGGAGCAGCCGCTCGATTGGCCAATGCTCAATCCGTTCCGCCGGCCACGGTCGCGTCAGCTGCCCTCCTTCCGATTCCGCTAGTTCAACAGCATTCTTCGCCTCCGCATCGGCCCGATGCGTTTCGGCGCGGGCTTGAGCGGAGGATTTGCGGCAGCAGCTGGCGATGAAAAGAGTCAGATGGTTTCTTTGGCCGGACGTTTCGTTGGCATGTTTCGAGGTTCAGTTGCGCGTTAATGCGCTCTCGAGCCGTGCTTGCCGCGCCCTCTCTTCGAAGACGGTTCGAGCTCCGCCCATGCCTTCTGAAGGCCCCTGGATAGGCGTTAGAGACCTCGGCCATGCATCGCCGCCTTGCCTCCAATTTGGTGAGCGGTGCTTCGGGGACCGTGATCTTCCGCAGGTGGCGCAGGATCGCACCGGACACCGCGGCTGTCTTTGTATTTCGGGCCGGCCATACGCTAGTCACATCAGAGCGCAAAAACTGGGGCGATCTCCAAACCAGAAGACCACGCGAACGGGACCACAATCCCACCGCCCCAACCGAATAGTCCGGAGTAAAACGGAAGGCCAAATCGTTCAGCTCAGCCGGCGGCACCGGGATTTGCTCATTGCTGCTCCGGCCGGGTTTGATCCCCGTCAGTGGGAGACGGGCGCTCCGGAGCTTCCTGTGCAGGTCGTCCAAGGCTCTGTCCGGCGGCGGTGGTGCAAGCCCTCCGACTAGTGCGGATTTAAATTCTTCCGGCGGTGCCGATTCGTGATCAGCGTCAGAGTTCTTGGTCCGGAATCGTGGAAGCGAGCGCACATCTAATCGCGTCCCGTCGGTGAACAGGGCCGCCACCATCGCCTCCGTCTCGCTGAAGTCCGATATGGCGGCAACTCTTTGATAGTCGCGGGTTCGTATCCACATCAAGACTTCGCCAAGACCCCAATACTTCT